CAAATCGCTCCCGCTGACGACACGCGAGCTCAAAGCGACCGAGGACCGCCTTCAGTCAATTTATGACGCTGCCGCCCTCGGCCTGAAGGGTGATAGTCTTGCGTTAGCCGCCGGCATGTTGCCGGTGGAGTATCGACGGCTATGCCAGATGGACCCGCTGGCATCGATGGCGGAGGCGAAAGGGCGTGCAGATAGTGAACGTGAGGCTGCGGGGCAGTTGCGTGACGCGGCTCGCAACGGCGATAGCAAGGCTGCTCTGGCCTTGCTACAGCATGTGCATGGTTGGGTCGCCAAACAGCAGGTCCAGGTCGATGTCCAGCAGCAGATCAGCATCGTCGCCGCTTTGCAAGAGGCGGAGTCTCGCGTCATCGAGGGCCGAGTATTGTCGGCTGCACCGGCTGCACTAGAGCACACCTCTGACTCCTTATCTAATAAGCTAACGGCGGAACATGCAGACGCCCATCTATAGCGCCGAAGACGAAGAGCTACTCATGGCGAAACTGTGGTCGCCCTCGGTGAAGGACGACCCCGAAGCGTTCGTGCTGTTTGCGTTCCCGTGGGGCAAGGCCGGCACGCCGCTCGCGCACTTCCAAGGTCCGCGTAAGTGGCAGCGTCAGGTGCTACGCGACATCGCAGCGCACATCGCTAAGAATAAGGAGGCGACCGCGTACGAGGTGCTGCGCATGGCAACGGCCTCGGGGCGCGGCATCGGTAAGTCGGCGCTCGTCTCTTGGCTCATCTTGTGGATGCTAACGACGCGGATCGGCTCGACGACCATCGTGTCGGCTAACAGCGAGGCGCAGCTACGCTCGGTCACTTGGGCGGAGATCACGAAGTGGCTGGCGCTGCTACTTAATAGTCATTGGTTCGAGGTGTCTGCCACCCGCGTGATGCCAGCGAAATGGATCGCTGAGCTCGTCGAGCGGGACCTGAAGAAGGGCACGCGGTATTGGTCGGTAGAAGGGCGGCTATGGTCGGAGGAGAACCCTGACGCGTACGCGGGCGTTCACAACCACGACGGTGTTATGGTCGTGTTCGATGAGGCGTCGGGCATACCGGACGCCATCTGGTCGGTGACGGCGGGGTTCTTTACGGAGAACACGCCAAGCCGGTTCTGGTTAGCGTTTAGTAACCCACGTCGTAATGAGGGGTATTTCTATGAGTGCTTTAACGCGAAAAGGGATTTCTGGCGCACGCAAAGCATCGACGCGCGGCAAGTCGAAGACACGGACAAAACGGTCTACGAGCAAATCATCGCAGAATACGGCGCGGACAGCATCCAAGCCCGCGTCGAGGTGTACGGAGAGTTCCCTGTCGATGGCGACGATCAGTTCATCGCTCCGCGACTGGTGGAAGAGGCAATGCAGCGCCCTCGCTACAAGGATGAGACAGCTGCGCGAGTGGTGGGGGTAGACCCCGCGCGAGGCGGGCATGACTCGACGGTGATCGTCGTGCGTCAAGGACGCGACATCGTGGCCGTTAAAAGGTTCCACGGCGATGATACGATGACGACCGTAGGGCGCGTCATCGACGTGATCGAGGAGTACAACCCTGCGCTCACGGTCATTGATGAGGGCGGTCTTGGCTACGGCATACTTGACCGGCTCAAGGAGCAGCGGTATAAGGTGCGTGGGGTAAACTTTGGCTGGAAGGCCAAGAACCCTGTGATGTACCAAAACAAACGCTCAGAGATGTGGGGCGAGATGAAGGACTGGCTACGCACGGCGAGCCTGCCCGCTGACCGCCAACTCAAGAGCGACTTGGTGGGGCCGCATCAGAAGTTTAACTCATCAGGAGCTATCCTGTTGGAGAGTAAGAAGGACATGAAGGCACGAGGGCTTGCAAGCCCTGACGCGGCAGACGCACTGGCCGTGACCTTTGCCTATCCTGTCTCTAACCGCGAGTATCGAGAGAAGCCGCGACGGCTCGTGATGGGGCAAGGCGCGGCGATCACAAACAGTTGGATGGGCGCCTAGTGGCACGTAAGTCGGTCAGCCTGTCGGTCGGACGGGGCGAGAAGCTCTCGACCAAGGCGGGCGCGGGGCTGACGGCCAAAGGGCGCGCGCGGTACAACCGCGCCACCGGCAGTAACTTAAAGGCTCCTGCGCCGAACCCGAAGACGAAGGCGGACGAAGGGCGTAAAAAGTCATTCTGTGCTCGGATGGGCGCAGTCGCACGCAACGCCAAGGATGGCGAGCGGGCTCGGGCAGCGTTAAAAAGGTGGAAATGCTAATGGCTAAACCAGGGTTGTACAGCAACATTCATGCTAAACGGCGTAGAATTGCAGCGGGCAGCGGTGAACGTATGCGTAAGCCCGGCGCGGCAGGCGCGCCCACCGCTAAGGCGTTCCGTGAGTCGGCTAAGACCGCAAAGAAGAGGAAGTAACATGCGTAATCGACTAGGTATGGCACCCGGTGGCAGAGGCGATCAGATGGTCGAGATGCGCAAACGCATCCCTCGGCAGCAGAACTTACCGGCGCCTCGTCAACGCGCACGCCCTGATGCCGTGAGCTTGGTGGTGGACTTTAAGCCCTCGCCTGTACGGCGGTTCGGTATGGGACAGAGGATGAAGTAATGCCACTTGTTAAGTCAGCAAGCAAAGGCGCGTTTCGTAAGAACATCAAAACTGAGATGGCCCGTGGCAAGCCACAAAAGCAAGCCGTGGCAATCGCCTACTCGGTCAAGCGTAAAGCACAAGGTAAGAAGCGCAAATAATGGCTAAAGATCCGACCGGACTGACAGGCGCAGGCCAAGTCGCTAACTCGCCCACCTCGCGTGGGCGTTCGCGCGATCCTGCGGACATTCTAGCGACGGCACGCGACCGCATGCAGATGGCGCTCTCGGCGTACTCCGATAGCCGTCAGGACGAGCTCGATGACCTGCGCTTTATGGCAGGTAGCCCAGACAATCAATGGCAATGGCCGCAGGATGTGCTCGCCACACGCGGCTCGGTGCAAGGGCAGACGGTCAACGCTCGACCGTGCCTGACCATCAACAAGCTGCCGCAGCATGTGCGGCAAGTGACCAACGATCAGCGACAGAACCGCCCAGCCGGCAAAGTCATACCTGTAGACGACCAAGCGGACATCGAGGTCGCTGAAATTTTTGATGGGATCGTGCGACATATTGAGTATATGTCGGACGCGGATGTGGCTTACGACACGGCGTGCGACAACCAAGTCACGTACGGCGAAGGGTACGTGCGCATCCTGACTGAATACTGCGACGAAGATAGCTTCGATCAAGACATTCGGATTGGGCGTATTCGCAATAGTTTTAGCGTGTACATGGACCCCACCATTCAAGACCCGTGCGGGTCTGATGCAGAGTGGTGTTTCATCACGGAAGATCTGCCCAAAGAAACTTATGAACGAATGTTCCCCGATGCGCAACCGATTTCATCCCTTATGGCTCGCGGCGTCGGAGACGCAGCGCTCTCGCAATGGTTGAACAAAGATTCGGTGCGCATCGCGGAGTATTTTTACAAAGAGCATAGTAAAGCGACGCTAAATCTGTACGCCGGCAACCAAACGGCGTTCGCAGGATCGCCAGAGGCGACAGAATTTGAGATGTTAGGGCTGCAACCCATCCGCAAACGCGAGGTGGATGTGGTCCGTATCAAGTGGGTCAAGACCAACGGCTATGAAATTTTGGAAGAAGCCGAGTGGCCTGGCAAACACATCCCTGTCGTGCGCGTGATCGGCAATGAATTTGAGGTCGAAGGGCGCATTTATATCTCTGGCTTGGTGCGCAACTCCAAAGATGCGCAGCGAATGTACAACTATTGGGTCAGTCAAGAGGCAGAAATGCTCGCTTTGGCGCCCAAAGCCCCCTTTATTGGCTATGGCGGACAATTTGAAGGGTATGAGCAGCAGTGGAAGACCGCAAATACGACCAATTGGCCGTATTTAGAGGTCAATCCTGACGTGACAGACGGTCAGGGGGCGGTATTACCGCTTCCGCAGCGCGCAGCCCCTCCGCTTGCCCAAACAGGGCTCATTCAGGCCAAATTAGGGGCCTCAGACGACATCAAAGCAACCACTGGACAATATGACTCTAGCCTCGGCGCCACGTCTAACGAGCGCTCTGGGCGGGCCATCTTGGCGCGTGAACGGCAAGGCGACACCGGCACATATCATTACGTCGATAACTTGGCTCGGGCCGTACGCTATGTCACGCGTCAACTCGTGGACTTGATCCCTAAGATCTACGACACTCAGCGCATCGCGCGAATCGTAGGCATTGATGGCGAAGTCTCAACCGTTCGCATCGATCCGAACCAGCCTCAAGCGGTTCGCAGACTGATGGACGAGGCGGGTACGGTGATTGAGAAGATCTACAACCCGTCTGTCGGTAAGTACGACGTTGCGGTCACAACCGGCCCGTCGTACATGACCAAGCGCCAAGAGGCGATGGACGCGATGGGGCAGATCTTGCAGGCTAACCCGAATCTTTGGCAGGTGGCAGGTGATCTTTTCGTTAAGAACATGGACTGGCCAGGCGCGCAGGAGATTGCTCAGCGTCTACAGAAGATGATTGATCCCAAACTGCTTGCCGATGAGGAAGATCCTGCACTGCAAGCCGCCAATCAGCAGATGGAAGTGATGGCGCAAGAGATGCAGATGATGCAGCAGATGCTTCAGCAGGTGCAGCAGTCGATGGAAGCCCGCGAAGTGCAGATCAAGGAGTTCGAGGCGCAGGTTAAGGCGTACAATGCCGAGACGGACCGCATTAAAGCGGTCGAAAGCGGCTTGAGCGAAGAGCAAGTGCAGGACATTATTCTTGGCACCTTGAGCGGTATGCTGGCCTCTGGCGAGCTTGTGGCGCCAAACGCTACACGGGAGACGCCCAATGAGCCAATGTGAGGTGTTTATTGGGCATTTGTTCCTAGCGCGAGACGTGACGCACTCGACGCACTTAAATACGCGTAATTACGCGAAACATAAGGCGTTGCAGAAGTTTTATGAGGGCATTATCCCGTTAGCCGACGCGTTTGCGGAAGCCTATCAAGGCCGTTACGGATTAATCGGGCCTATTGCGTTACAATCGGCTAAAAAGACCAATAATGTGCTGGATTTTCTGCAAGATGAGCTTAAAACGCTTGAAAACATGCGTTATAAGGTTTGCGATAAAGATGACAGCCCATTGCAGAATTTGCTTGACGAGATACTGACGTTGTATCTTACGGTTATTTACAAATTAAAGTTTTTAGCGTGAGGATAGAGCATGGAACTTCTTAACCCTTTAGCAGACGCGCTTTATCCAGGGCGCACCGTAGCTTACACGGGCACCGCAGGCTCGACAGACACTTGGCAGGCCGGCCCACAGGGCGTGGTTGTATGGTCAACGACTGCTGCGTACGTGGTGGTCGGTGAAGGCGTGACGGCGACAACGAGCAGCACGCCGGTCCCCGCCAACACGCCGATTCCGTTTAAGGTGCCGGAAGGCACGGGCGCGCCGTGGCGAGTCAGTGCCATTCAAGTGGACTCTGGCGGCTCCGTGTACGCTAAGCCTATTAACATTCGATGAGTTGGGGTATTGCAAAACGAAACGGCATATCGCTAGGTCTAGCGGCGATCATATCGCTGACGACGACCGATGCGTCACCTAACCCCGGACCGCCATGGATCGTTGCACTGAGCAACGGCGCCTCATATACGGTCGATACCATCGTATTAGATAGTAGCGGCACAAGCTACACTACGGTTGATTCGGTTAAATCTAGCAGCGGGACTACGTACTTCCCGATTTGAGGTAGACCATCATGGCTCAGTTAGAAGTTATTGCTTTAGACACCGCCACACCGCAGCTTCGCGCGCCAGGCGGGTCTGATACGTATTTAATGCCCAAGGACTTGACGGTCCAAAATACCGTCAACGCCACCAACGTCGAAGTCACGAACGTCAAGGCCAAAGACGGCACGGCGGCGATCACGATTAGCAATTCGTCGGGGAATGTTGGGTTTGGCGGGACGGGAAATGCGTTTGACAAGGTAATAATCGCGGGGACATTACCTTCTAGTAGTAACTTGTCCGTTGCCTTGGTTAATAGAGCAACAATTCCTAGCACAACAACTGCGGGATATGGTTTTGCTACGCAACCAGCCACGCAAGCCGCATCATTTACTCTGGCTAACTGGTATCACTTTTCTGCTGAAACGCCAACTATTGGCGCAGGCTCAACAGTAACAAATCAGTTTGGCTTCCATGTTGGCAGCGGCTTAACCAACGCAACAAACAACTACGGCTTCTACAGCAACATCGCTAGCGGATCGGGTCGGTACAATTTCTTTGCGAACGGGAGTGCGCCGAATTATTTCGCGGGAAAAGTGGGGATTGGGGAAACGGCGCCAGTAAGTGCGCTGCAAATAAGTGTTTCGCCGGCATCATCTACTTTAGACGGCACGCGAATTACAGACGGAACAAGAATTATATTGCCAGCTATCACTGGGTCGTCTTATTCGTTTATTGGTATTGGTGCCAATGAAACGGTGTTATATAGCAGCGGAAATGATCTAAATATAGCTTCTTATTTGAATGATATTAAATTTATTGCTGGCACAAATGAAAAAATGCGTATCACCTCTACCGGCAACGTCGGGATTGGGACGAGTTCGCCTAATGCAAAGCTTTCCGTATACGACTCTCCATCTGGTACGCTAAATGATCAATTTAGGGTAGCTAGCTCTACTGCAGCTGCCAAAATGACTCTTGTTGGAACAGGGTCTGGTAACAATGCTGGTTTTGCAGTTTCAAGTGGCAATTTGATTTTTTATAATGCCACTGCCAACACCGAACGGATGCGTATCGACTCGGACGGCAACGTCGGCATCGGCGGGACGGCGGCTGCGTTTGTCAAATGCAATATCGCTGGAACACTTCCATCATCATCAAATTTATCGTTTGGGTTTAGTCAAGACGGCATTATTCCAAGCACAAGTTTAAGTTACGCAGGATTTAACAGCGCAGCAGGCACACAAGCAGCGTCTTTTACGGTTTCTACCTTGCGCCATTTTCGCGCAGCACAAGGAACTTTTGGTGCAGGATCAGCCGTTACTAATCAATATGGCTATTCCGTTGACTCCACCCTCACCGGCGCTACCAACAACTACGGCTTTTACAGCAACATTGCCTCTGGCTCTAACCGCTGGAACCTGTACTGTGCGGGGACGGCAGATTCTTACTTTGCGGGGAATGTTGGTATAGGAACGGCTACGCCGACACACAAAACGACAATCGTATCTGCCGACAACACAGAAGCCACAACCATATTTGGCGCTTACGCCAATAATACAACTCAAGCAGTTGGGATTGGCTATAACTGGGTAGGTGGCCTTGGCTCAACCCAACCGTTGCGTTTTTTAACTAACACCCTTGAGCGGATGCGTATCGACTCGGACGGTAACGTCGTCGTCAATACCGCTGCCATCGCCACCACCGCGACTAACGGATTCTTATACGTCCCCACTTGCGCGGGTACACCGACCGGCACACCAACAACGTACACAGGGCGGGTTCCGATTGTGGTGGACACAACAAACCACAAGCTCTATTTCTACAGCGGCGGCACTTGGCGTGACGCTGGGCCTTAATCTTTGGAGTAACTATGCAGATTGAACTAAAACTCACCGTCGAAGAAATCAACGCAATTTTGGGCGTCCTCGGCGACCTGCCCACGAAAAGCGGCGCTTGGCCCTTGGTGTTAAAGATCAAGGAACAGGCCGAAACTCAATTACCGAAGGAGACTGACGATGGCACAGTTTGATTGGAAGATTACGCAGATCGAAGCCCAGAAGGTCGATGACCTCGACGATGTGGTCGTGACCGTATGCTTTGACATTGACGCCAGCGAAGACGGCTTAAAAGGTTTCGTCCAAGGCGACACCAAGTTGCTGCCGCCTGACGCGCAGAGCTTTGTCGAGCTTGCTGACATTACCGAAGCGCAGGTCATTGCGTGGACGAAAGAGGCCTTGGGCGATGACGGCGTGGCGCGCTTTGAAGGCATGGCGCAGACGCAGATCGACAACCAGAAGGTCGTGCAGCCGAAGGTTGTGGCACTGCCGTGGAAGCTTGCTGACGAAGAAGAAGCTGAAGCCGCCTAATTTACTGGAGACGGTTCATGTCTAACGTTAAAATTTCACAGCTACCTGCCGCAACCGATCCCATACCGGGCGGCAGCGTTGCGCCTATCGTTCAAAGTGGCGTGACCGTTAAAGCAACGCTTCAGCAAATTCGTAACGTCATTACACCTGAAGATTACGGCGCGGTAGGTAATGGTGTTGCTAACGATACGGTTGCATTTCAAGCAGCGTTAGATGCGCTGTCAGCCGGTGATACCTTAGAAGTTAGTAACAACTATCTAATTGACGCTAGTCTTACAATCACCAATAAGTCCCGCATCCGTATTACGGGTAAAGGCCGCGTGTTTCTTTCTAGCGCTCCGTCAGGCGCGTACATCTTTCAGCTTGTCGGCACTTGCGATGACATTGAAATCGACGGCTTAACGCTGGTAGGCGATAACAATTCGGGTTACACGCAAACCGCGATTGGCTGCAATTCAGGTCAGACGATTAGTAACACCCGCTTTCACGATCTCAATATCAGCAGCATCAATGTGGGTATTGCGCACAACGCGAATCTTAGCGGTAGCTGGACGAAAGGGTTTTGTTACTCCAACTCGTTCAAGGATATTTTAGGCACTGTATCGGGTAGCGGATACGGCATCTTAATGGCAAAAGCTACGCAGATTACGGTCACGGAAAACGTGCTTGATAACTGCGGGCGTCATTCGATCTATCAAGGTGCGGGCCAAAACTGCAATAACCTAATCGCAAACAATGTGATTGTGAACCACCGCAGCACCGTGGCCAATGGTAGCTTCCGAGCGGCAGCGGTCATTGCTCGCTCAAGCGATGTAACCTTCACGGGTAACAAGTTCTATAACTGCTACGACTGTTGCCTTGAGATCGCGCACGTTACTGCCGACACAGTAAATTGCTCCAACATTTTGGTTGAGGGCAATAGCTTTACCAATCGTGGAAACGCGGTGCATACGATCTTGATTGGTGAGCAACTTACGCCCACGTCTTACTCAACAAACTACGTCAACATTTTCAACAATACGTTTGACGATGATTTAGGCGTTACGGCTGGATTACCTCCGAACATTTACATTCTGAACGGCACTAACATTACGATTGAGAGCAATCGATTCATTCGACGTAATGTAACGACCAGTTTGTCGGCGTGCGTTCTGTATGGAGACAATGCTTATCTCAGCAGCAGCACCCAGCTTAATAACTGCTCAATCCGCAATAACTTTGCGACCGCAGACGGAACGGCTGGAACGGCGGGGTTTGTCACGGTCTGCTCAACGGGAGCCACCGGAACAAACGTCTATTATGTCAAAGACAACTACGCACAGAATTGGCCGAAGTTGGTGGAGTGGGATGCCACGCCAACGAACCCCAATTCGTTTCTTAAGTTTAGGATCGCAGTCACCTACGATTTCGGATCAATCCCTGCCAACACCGGAGCCGCCGCCACCGTCGCAGTGGACGGATGCAAGCGAACCAGTGCAGTCAGAGCGCGACCGCAGTATTCGCTTATCTCTAGTAACACGATGTTTTCGGCTTATGCAAAAGATGATGCGGATAATTTGGTTGCGCTTCAGGCGGTAAACGTGACGACTGGTGCGATTGATCCACCGAGTCAATCGTTTTTAATCGATATTGAAGACGTAGAACCCTACTATGGATAACGTTGCCTTTACGCAACGAGCAGAGTAAAGTTTAACTGTACTGGTGCGGTTCACCAGGGATTCATTAGGAATCACAATGACTGAAGAGACTGAAGTTGTAGCGGAAGAGACTCCCGCGCCGGAACCGGAAGTGACGGCCACACCGGAACCCGAATTAGTTGCCCAAGAGGCAGAACAGCCGGAGGAAAAGCCAGCCAAGACGTTTACTCAAGAAGAGTTAGACGCGATGGTCGGCAAACGGCTTGCGAGAGAACGTCGCAAGTGGGAACGCGAACAGGCTGCTAGAGCCGCTGAAGCCCCCAAGGCCGATGCGACGCCGCTGCCCGCGAAGGAAGAAGATCCTGATGCTTACGCCGAGGCGCTTGCCGAGCGTAAAGCCGCAGAACTTCTAGCCCAGCGAGAAGCGCAACGTCAGCAAATGGAGCTATTGGAGGCGTATCACGAGCGGGAAGAGGCCGCGCGAGAGAAGTACGATGACTTCGAGCAAGTCGCGTACAACCGAGCGCTGCCGATCACGACCGTGATGGCGGAGACGATTCAGGCTTCAGACGTAGGCCCCGATGTGGCTTATTACTTGGGCTCGAATCCAAAAGAAGCTGAGCGCATTTCCCGCTTGTCGCCCTATCTACAGGCCAAGGAGATCGGCAAAATTGAGGCTAAAATAGCCGACAATCCGCCGGTTAAAAAGACAACCAACGCGCCCCCGCCGATCAAGCCGGTAACGGCTAAAGTCGCAGGCGCGCCGGCCCGAGACACGACAGACCCTCGCTCAATTAAAGACATGAGCACGTCTGAGTGGATCGAAGCGGAGCGCATGCGGCAGAT